TGAAGTTTATAGAATTACATAAACAATACCCCGTCGCAACACTGTGTTGGGAGTGTCATCACATTCTTGGTTAAATTAAAATATCATTATTTAAAAGTTATAAAGCGGTTGCATCTGAAAAGGATGATATCGAGATCGAATTAAGATGCCCGGAAATGGATAGTCGCGGTAAATTCGGACGCGTTCTCGGTGAAATTTGGGTTTCGGAAGATGGGAATTGGTCCAATGTGAATCAGTGGATGTGTGAAAACGGACACGCTGTTCCGTACCATGGTAAAAATAAGGACGATGTTCGGGCACAACATATGGCAAACAGGAAAATGTTAGCCGAAAAGGGTATCAATACCTAAAACATGTTATTTAAAATATATATTACTATTAAATGTCTACACCCACAGGAGATGATACTATTCTTCTTTTGGCATTAGTTGTATTGGTTTTGTGTTGTTGTTCTTCATCGAGTTCTTTTTTAGTTACAGGTGGTCTACTACTTACTAAAAAAGATGACGACGACGACGACGGTGAAGATGAAGATGAAGATGAAGATGTATTACCAGATGATTTTAATTGGCATTGTTACCAAGATAGGTATGTAGATTTAATTGATAAAAATAAATCGGAAGTAGAACAACATTATTTAGATACGGGTAAATCCGAATCACGTACGTATACGTGTGATGATATAACATACGGTTTACATGTTCCAAACGCGGGTCATAATTGGAAAGATGTCGGTGCATCTAGTTACGACGAGTGTAGAGAATATGCTAAGAATAAAGGACACACTGCGTTTGGAATGCAAACACGACATCACGAATTGTATCCAGATAATATAGGTGATTTTAAGGGTAAATATGGGTGTTGGAGTATAAAAGATTTTACCACACATGGACATACAGGTGAAGTATCAAATCATTATAACGGTGATAAAAATGAAATTTGGCAAGATAAACATATTGTTGGGTGTGTCGATCCAACTAAAAAGTTTACCAATAAATGTCAATAAAAGTATCAGACTGTCTCACTTGGTGTCTCACACCCATCTTTAAGTTTTGCACCTTTTTCCGTACACCCAACGATATTTTTATCATCCGAAGTATCACCTTCGTATGATACACCATCCGTATTAGGGTAAAAGAAACATATATTTTTTAGATTATCATCATGTTTTTCCGTTCTGTGACCCCACATTTTATACCCCATTTTAATTGCGTATAATCTACACTTTTCGAGGGTTCCACCTAATTCATTTCTATTAATATGTTCTACACTAGAATCAAACCCTTTTGTATAATCTATACCACTTTGTATTTCTGGTGAAATGTAGGTATCTAAAAGATACTTTTCAACTTTTACCCTATCTTTTTGAGATAAAGCTCGTCCGTACACAATAATTTCGTGAACGGCCCAATCACTCGATTGAGTTGTAGCGTAATCGCCCATATTTATAGTTATTTTACCGGGTTCGTCTCCAATATAACCGGTAGTACGTACATCGCCATTCGTAAAAAATTGGGTTTTATACGCCGTAGTTTGAATCCATGTTCTACCGGAACCGTGTACATTTTCTAGGGGCGTTACCCAACCTTTATCACCATAATACGCTTGTCCCGTTTTACCCGCGTGCCAACCAGCTAACCAGTTTTTACCTTTAGCATCAAATATACGTCTCTTATTTTCACCATTATACCGGGCGACCGTAAAAAGTGTCCAATTCAAACCGCTAAAATCGAATGGTATTATTATACCATCTTCCGTACCCCCGTAAACGTACTTTCCTGATACCGGGTCCACTGCCATTTTTAACAAACCCTTTAAATTATCATCTTTTATGTCATTACCATTACCAGAAGCATCACGCCATTTTATACCATTTTCATCTAAAGATTGACCTGTATACCAACACTTAATACCATTAGGTAAAATTGTACCCGATACCGAAACGTCGACGTCTATTTTAGTTACACTATTTCCAGACTCGTCTGTAGTTGTGGTAGTATCACCATCACCGTAAACAAAAAGACCGGTGAGTGATCCTACTAATATAGATACGCAACATGCGAACATGAAGACAAGCATTAATATTTTTTGTGAACCACCTGCCATATTAACTTAAACTAACAAAAAAATTAGTAATGATATTTTCTAACCCATAAATTACATATCCACTTTTCACCCGAATTCACCGACGCACCACCGTGTAATGCTTTTTTGGTTACACACTCGTAATTGTTTAAAGTATTAAAGAACAAAGCGTCACCCTTTTCTAATCGGTACGATTTGTTTATGTTTGGAAACACAGTTTCACCACCTTCATACTCATCATTCAAGGCAATTATGAATGTGTACATGCGTTTATTTTTATCGTCGGGAAACGTATCTTGATGTGGTTTATAAAAACCACCTGGTTTATACCGCAGAATTTGTAAATCTTCACAATTATGTAAAGGTCGATCCGTCATAGAAACGCATTTACGTATAAGTTTATCAACAACTGGATCTTCGGATGCTTTTAGCCACGCTGTTTCACTCTTTCGGATAGATTCGTCTATATCACGATTTTTAGATACCGTCGATGTATGTAACTTTTTAGATGCAATATCTTGTATATGTTTACATTCATCTCCACTTAATACATTTTTTAGTACTCTGGGTTTTTCATATATGGGTATGAAAAACCATATAATAAGTAAAAACGATACAAATAAGATAACTTTGTTCATTTTCTATTATACTGCAATAATATTATTCTTCAATAAATATTGAGGTGGACACAAAAGTAAGTTTATTATTATATCTGTGTATCTTCCAAATATAGTATCGTAATGAATAATAAATGCTACAAACCAAAAGTAAAGTGAGACGAGGTAGTGTAATTTAGGCATACCAAATGTACTTTTAATTACACTTATTATTAAGTTTACATCTAAATACTTTTTATCGTGAATATTCGATTTATAAATGATAACTATGGATAAAAAATTAAATACGAGTTCCATATAATCGAAACCACCTTTTAGTACGTACCCTAATCGTAGAAGATCTACGTGTCTGGATATATAAACAAGTTTATACATGGTTTCGTTTCTATGTAAATGGTAAAATACACTCGCTACGCTACCAAAATTCTCTAGAATCATAAATGGAAAAAGTGATGTAATTGCCGAAGCTAATTCTATTATTTTCATTTATGATGTAAACGACTCTCTTCTTAAAGTGCCCGTAACAATATATAATAAGGTACCGAACAATTATACCTATTTCTTATTTTTGTTATGACTCTATTCGAATAATCAGCTAACGCGTGAACGGTACGCAATATCTCCTTCGTTTTAGTTGGATCGATCATCCATTGACGAAGTAAATCACCACACGTATCGGAAAACATTCCGTATATATTCCGTATATCCTCTAATTTACATTTATGTTTATCACGTCTTTGGAGTTCCTTCTTAAATTCGTCGTCGGATATAATTTTTATTAAATAGTCTACACGCAAACGTAGATTATCATCGTCACCAATACCGTCGTACCTATATATGATATCTCTATCCAATAGAGTAAGTTTATAACTCAGGTCTAATATATGTACATCCGCTTCGTTTGCTTCAAGTTCTGCGAACGTGGGACGTCCACCACATGGAATATCACCATGTTCCCTTGAACGTTTCTTGAATTCAAAGTAATGAGGGTTATGTACACGACCGGTTTCTATACGCCCCGAACGCCAATCAAATGCGGTATGACACTCGGTACACCACATTTGTGCACACCCATCTATTTTGTGTATCATTGTACCACATTTAGGACATGGTTTAGTATCTTTGTTTATGAGTTTCATAGTTTCAACTGTTTTGGGATCACAAACGTGATCAGAATCTATAATAACTTCATTACAATGCTCACAAAACTGTTGTACACATAACCCACATTTCATATCTGTATCTAAAAAACCTCTACACTCTTCGTATGGACACTTACGTGTAAACTTTTCACTACTAATTGTAGTAACATTTAGTTCGAGTGAATTTACCTTTTCTACAATTTCCTCTATATCTCTACGCATTTTAGCTATAGCATCATCATATTCAATTGTCGAATTACGCATGTTTATCGCTTCTCTACGCATATCTCTCAAAAGAAACATTTGATCTAAAAGTTCAAAATATCGTAATCTAAGTTCTTTCATTTTTATTCTATATTCCGCGTATGGTTGAGTTTCTGGCATTCGTGCCATTTCACGTTCATATAAAATTTGTTCCCGATGTTTTCTATACTCTACGTTTCTAAATCGTTTTGTACAAAATGAATCTATGAATTCACGATCGTGTTCATGTTTACATTTCATACAATGTGGTTCTTCTGTAGTTGATAATAAATATGTTTGGATACACGTTTTACATGCCTCATAATCACAATGAGGACACATAACTTTAACACGTTGTGTTTTATTGTACTTATCGCAACATACTGTGCACGTACTCATACTTATTATATAACACACGTTTTCTTTAATTATTTAATTTTAGTGGTCCACTATAGTTTAAGAGTATAGCTATAATGATAGTTAATATATTTAGGGGTACGTCATACACTGGGACAACAGATTTTTCCGCCCATCGTATCGTAAAAAATACCGAAATAAAGACGCCTATATTTCTTAAAGTTGCTTCAAAGTATGGATTCATTATACCATTTACATACATTTTTTTCTTATATGTAAGTAAATATGATCTTGCGTAAATTTAATGATTCTGAGTATGAACCACATCTCCAGGAATTTCTGAAAGAATATTATGCAGCTGAATTTCCATATTTTTCTTTTAAAAATGGGTGTTTAGGTATAATACCTAGATTTCCTAAACTTATTAGATTGGGTAAATGTAATTTAATAAGACGGAGTATAAAATCTAAAATAAAACACGTAACACCAACAAGTATTTTATTTGTAAATATGTCAAATAGAAGGTTAAAAGTGGTAGTGGAAGGTAGATGTAGTAAACTAACTGGATGTGGTATAGGTGCAATGGGAAGTAGTATTAATATGAGTGTAGATCCATCGGAAAATAAGAAACAGAAGTGTGTTATAGAACCAAGAATATACGATAATAATTTTATTTCAAAATTTAGAAAAAAAAGGTGGTTTCATAGGTTAATGTTTAATGACGATTATGAAACATCAAAAAAGACCGCGGTATGTTTAAGTGCATCTTCTGCATTGATAGACCCATGTACATATACATATTATTTAACCGTTTATACTTTACATGGTAATGGTAAGGAAGATAAACCTTTAATGGAAGAAATATTACATCATTCGAATTGTGATGTTATTTTCAGAGATAAACATGTAAATCCAGATGGTCTCGAAAAATGGATAAAAACAGGGTTTCCTTAATCTTTAAAAAACGGGTTCTTATCGAGTTTCCCTTTATGAAATAAAACTGGATTATATAATGAACCGTCTTTATAATACACTTTCGTATACCATGACATTGAATTTGTATCCCATACTTGACGCCTTTTTAATCCACATTTATATATGAGTTTTTCCTGCATGTCATCACTACTTCCGGTAATTTCCCCCGATTTGTTTCCCTTAACGATAGTTTTTGCTTTCTTTTCATCACTAATAGAACGCGCGTAGTTCATCATAACGGATGATAAACCTCTGTGCATGTTTTATTATTGATTGGATTAATTCTTTTAATTACTTATTTCTGTTGGTACCTCGTCTGCTTATTCAATTGCGCAAGACGGGTCTTGACTGCCATTTCAGAAACACCTTCATTGATATTCTTTTTGAGTCTACTTACATTTTTAGCCGCACGACCTTTCATTGTATCATTAACCAACTTTTTGAGGTTCGCCTTTTTATTTTTTTGTGGGAGTGGTGGAGGAGGTGGCTTTTTCAATTTCATATTTTCACGAATATTCCCCTTAATTCGTTCAAATGCCTGATTTACACCCATTCCCTGACTTCCTGTAAGGAATCCTTTTCTCCATTGTGTAAGGTTTGCCCGTTGAATATATTTACCACGATTAGCTTTCGACATATTTGGGTACGTTTTAGAAATATACGTTGCGAGTTGTTTCTTAACTTCTTGTCTTTTCTTTCTGTTCTCTGCATTATTATAATTACCGTTCAATTTTTCCGATTTGATTGTTTGCTCAATACCTGGTGCAACATTTCGAATTTGAACGCGGTAATTTTTGAGTTGGTTCAGTAATTTATTTTTAACTTTTTGGTCCATTTGTGTCGATTTAACCTTTTTAGTGAGAGATGCACGCATTTGTGTATTTTGCGCGGCTTTCTTTTTATTTTCAGCCTCCTTTTTCTTCCTTTCTTCGTCTTCTTTTTTCTTTTTTGCGAGTGCCTCTTCTTTCTTTTTTGCGATCATTTCTTCCTTCTTTTTCTTCTGTTCGGCAAGTTCTTTGGCTTCTTCTTTTTTCTTTTTTGCGATCATTTCTTCCTTCTTTTTCTTCTGTTCAGCAAGTTCTTTAGCTTTTCGGTTGGCTTCTTCTGCCCGCTTTCTCGCCTCTTCCGCCTTTCTTTTCTGTTCTACGACCTTTGCTTTAGCCTCTTCAGCTTCTTTCATAGCTTTATTAAATTTATTTTGTTTTTCTTTGATATTATTAAGTTCTTTCGCTTTACGGTTTGCTTCTTCTGCCCGCTTTCTCGCCTCTTCTGCTTTTCTTTTCTGTTCTACGACCTTTACTTTAGCCTCTTCAGCTTCTTTCGCGGCTTTATTAAATTTATTTTGTTTTTCTTTGATATTAAGTTCTTTCGCTTTACGGTTTGCTTCGTTTTTAGCATTTTGGTTCGCCTTTTCCCTCGCCAAACGATTTGCTTCGTTTTTAGCATTTTGGTTCGCCTTTTCCTTCGCCAAACGGTTTGCTTGCTTTTTCTCTTGTGCCTCTTTCCACAAACGTTTCGAATTTCCAGTTCCTGTCATAGAGTTTAACGCTTCCTTACGATTCGCTTCTTCTCTTGCCTTACGATTTGCTTCTTCTCTTGCCTTACGATTTGCTTCTTCTCTTAATAAACGTCGATCTTCTTCTTTCTCTTGTTTAATTTTTATTTTTTGCTTTTCTTTTGTAATTCTATTTATAGTATTCTGTTCCGTTTTTGGTGCAAACATTCCACCTTTTTCAAATCTATTTATAATCTTCTGAGATATGACGTTATTTGCATTATAACCATTCCTCAAACGCTTAATAGTTTCCTTTTTTATATCCGCTTTTTCTTTAGCTATTCTATTCGCATTTTCTTTCGCTAAACGAATATTTTCCGCTTTTCTATTCGCTTTTTCCTTCGCTAAACGAATTTTTTCCGCTTTTATATTTGCCTTTTCCTTAGCTTTACGGTTTGCCTCATTTCGAGCATTTTGTTTCTTCTTTTCTTTCACTAAACGAATATTTTCCGCTTTTCTATTCGCGTTTTCCTTCGCTAAACGATTATTTTCCGCTTTTCTATTCGCCAAACGTTTTGCTTCGTTTCTAGCATTTTGGTTCTCCTTTT